GGCGGGCGCGAGCGACCGCGAAACTAGACTCTTTCTCATGATCCAAAAAGACCTGCTCCAACTTGCCTGCCCAATCAGTCAACTCAATCTCTTACCAGGCAACCCGCGTCGCGGTGATGTCGATGCGGTGAAGGCCAGTCTTGAGCGGTTCGGGCAACGCAAACCAATCGTGGTGCGCAAGTCCGACCGCGTCGTTATTGCCGGTAATCACACCTTGCAGGCTGCACAGGCTTTGGGTTGGACGGAGATTGCGGTCGTGTGGGTTGATGACGATGACGCAATGTCAAAGGCTTTCGCGTTGGCCGATAATCGAACTGCGGAGCTTGGTGACTATGACGAGGAAGCGTTGGCGGCGTTGATCGGCGAAGTTGGTGCGCTTGACCCTGAGTTGCTTGAGGCGACTGGCTGGGATTCAAAGTCGGTATCGGATTTATTAGATGGGATGCAAGGTGATCTGCCAGTAGATGTTGATGAGGTACCTGATCAGGTGCCAGCGATATCTAAGTTAGGTGATATTTGGCTTCTTGGTGAGCATCGAGTTATGTGCGGTAATTCAACCGAGAAAGAACAACTTGCTGTTTTGATGCAAGGCAAAGAAGCCGATCTTGTTTGGACTGATCCACCTTACGGTGTTTCTTATGTTGGTGGTACTAAAGACGCTTTGACAATCATGAATGACAATATGGATATTGACGCACTTCAAACATTTTTGACCGAAGCATTTACTGCTGGCTATGCGATGACGAAGAAAGGCGGTTGCTGGTATGTTGCTTCGCCTTCAATATCTAAGTTCTTTAACGCTGTTTCATCACCGTTAAAAGAATTAGAAGTTTGGCGTCACACTTTGGTTTGGGTTAAAAATAGTTTGGTGCTAGGTCAATCTGATTATCATTATCGGCACGAGTTCATTCTTTACGGTTGGAAGGATGGCGCAACTCATCAAACTCCGCCAGATCGCAAACAAGACAGCGTCTGGGAAATTGACCGTCCAAAACGCAATGCAGAACATCCAACGATGAAACCAATTGAACTTATAACTAGAGCAATAAAAAACTCAAGCAATCAAAACGAAATCGTGCTTGACCTATTCGGCGGTTCTGGCTCAACGCTCATAGCTGCAAACGAAACAAACCGAATCGCCTACCTGATGGAACTTGATCCGCACTATGTCGACGTGATCTGCGCCCGATACCAGAAACACACTGGCATCTTGCCGGTGTTGGAGTCCGATGGTCTAGCGCACGACTTTAGTCCTGATGCCTAAACCTGTTGGCCGTCCTCCAAAGCCTGTCGAGCAGAAGCGTCGCTCAGGTAATCCTGGCAAGCGTCCGCTACCCGCAACAACGATTGCGATTCCGACTTCGCCTATTGTGCCTGTTGCTCACCGACCGCTCGGTCCTGCCGGTCAACAGTTCTGGGAGCGTGTGTGGGCTGTTGGGTTTACTTGGATCAGTCCGCATATGGATATTGAATTGTTGCAACTTGTTGCGGAGCAGATTGATGAGCGTGTCGCTTTGCGGATGCGTGTGTTGAAGCAAGGTGATTGGCGTGATCGTGCGGCGTTGCGGTCTTTGGATGCGCAAGTGTTAGATTGCTTGAGCCTGCTCGGTTTCACTCCCGTGGATCGTGCTCGGCTTGGTTTCGTGGAGGTGAAGATCAAGAATGAACTTGAAGAGTTTAGAAAACGCAAGGCTGATAACCGATCCAACGTGGTCGACGCAGTCGATATACAAACAATCTGACGGTGATTCGTTGGCGGACTTCGCCGAAACCTTCCTACATGTAAGCAAAGGCAAGTTGGCTGGTGAACCTCTCATCTTGACCGCTTGGCAGCAAAACTTATTGACGGCGTTGTATGAACGTCGATCGGATGGCTTGCTTCGATACCGGCGAAGTCTGATCGGATTAGGTCGCAAGAACGGCAAGTCGCTTCTCGGTTCACTCATCGCGCTGTACGGTCTAATCGAAGGCGAACCAGGTGCCGAGGTTTATTCGGCGGCAGGCGACCGACAACAAGCCCGTGTCGTATTCAATGAAGCCAAATGGCAGGTCACACAATCATCTGCCCTCTCAGGTATCTGCAAGGTATATCGCGACGTCATTGAAGTTCCGTCAACCGGTGCGATCTATCGTGTGCTGTCGAGCGACGCAAAACTTCAACAGGGTTTGAATCCGAGCACGGTTGTCTTTGATGAGTTGCATGTCCAACCGAATGATGATTTGTGGGATGCGCTCACGTTGGGTTCCGGTGCGCGAAAAGACCCGATGATCGTCGCCATCTCAACAGCAGGCTTTGACTTAGATACCGTGTGTGGCCGTCTTTACAACTACGGCAAAGAAATCATCTCAGGCACAAAACAAGATGAACGGTTCGGGTTCTGGTGGTGGGAAGCACCAGCGGACTGTGAGATTCATGATCGTGATGCTTGGGTCGCCGCCAACCCTAATCTCGCCGAAGGTCTGCTCGATATCGGCGACATGGAAGTTTCAATGATGCAGACAGCCGAAGTTTCTTACCGAAGATTCAGACTAAATCAGTGGGTTCGCACAGATGGCGAGTCATGGCTTCCGAAGGGAGCCTGGGAGCAGTGTCGCAGCGAAGATCAACTTGATCCGAACATACCTGTGTTCGTCGGCATTGACATGGCACTCAAGCACGACTCGATCGCGGTTGTCGTTGCGCAACCGCAGGAATCTGGTCGTGTTGTTGTTCGGGCAAAGATTTGGCATCCAGATGGCGGTGCGATGGATGTGTCGGCAGTCGAGCAACACATCCGTGATTTGGGTCGAGAGTTCACGGTGCAAGAGTTCGCTTATGATCCAGCGTTCTTTCAACGCTCAGCCGAAGCAATGTCCGATGAAGGGTTCACGATGGTTGAGTTCAGCCAGTCGACTGCGCGTATGGTTCCTGCTTGCGGAACTCTTTACGAGTTCATCGTGAACGCTCGGCTCGCACATAACGGTGATCCTGTGTTCACCGATCAGGTGTTGTCGGCGGCGCAACGCTCAACCGATATGGGTTGGCGTTTGTCTAAAGGTAAATCGAAACGCAAGATTGACGCTGCGATAGCATTGGCGATGGCTGTGGATCGTGCAACGAGACGAGTCGAGAGTGTTCAGCAACCAGGGTTCTTTGTAGTGTGAGGAGAGAGATGATTGTATTGTTATTGGAACTGGTCGCGATCTTGATGATTGCGGTCGGCGTATTTTACATTGCGGTTCCGCTTGGGCTAATCTTTACAGGCGCATCTCTGCTTGCCTTCACCTTGGCTTGGGAGCGGTCAAAGAAAGCGGCTAGAAACTAATGTTGTCAAGACTGTTCAACCCAAGAGAAGAAGAGAGAGCAGTCTCATATCAGTCGTTGTTCGCCGCAGGTGACGCATTCCAATTCACAACCAACGCCGGCACGATAGTCACGCAAGAAGATTCTCTCAAGATCGGAACCGTGTATGCGTGTGTCCGACTAATCGCAGACTCTATCTCAACTCTGCCAGTCGATGTGTTCATCCGTGTCGACGGTGATCGCCGACCATTCCGACCACGACCAGAATGGCTCGACATGCCCGAAGTCGGTGTGTCACGCACCGACCACTTCCAACAGGTACTTGTTTCGATGTTGTTGAACGGTAACTCGTTCACTCGTATCATCCGCGACAATCAAGGTGTCGCAGGTTTGTCAGTTTTGAATCCGTTGAAAGTTGAAGTGAAACGCGACGAGTCACGCCGAATCGTCTACGTCTTTGACAACCGTGACATCATCCAGCATGAGGACATGATTCATCTGTCCGAGTTGCGTCTACCTGGCGATCTTCGTGGCCGTTCACGCATCGAACTAATCAAAGAGAACCTCGGATTGTCGAAGGCTCTTGAAGAGTTTGCTGCAAGGTTCTTCGGTCAAGGTTCGCATACTTCAGGCATCATCGAGTTCCCAGGAAACCTGACCCGCGAACAAGCAAAGTCGCTTGTTGACGGATTCGAAGAAGGTCACAAAGGTTTGCGTCGCGCACACCGTCCAGGCATTCTGTTCGGTGGTGCAAAGTACACGACAACTTCGGTCGCGCCAGATGACTCACAGTTCCTGCAATCACGACAGTTCGCAGTCGAGGAGATTCTTCGTGCGTTCCGTGTGCCGCCTTCGATGGCTGGTGTGATTCAGTCAGGTGCGCAAGCTTACGCATCTGTTGAAATGAACGGCATTCACTTTGTGATGCACACACTCCGACCATACGTCACCAAGATCGAGGAT